TATTAGCTTCTGAGGCATCGCACGCAGTTTCTCCACCGAGTACCCCGAGCAGATGGATATCTTCTCGAGTGGGTTGTCTGCGGTCATCATGACTTGGAGTTCTCCGAGAGAGAGGTCAGACCATCGGTGCGGGAGTTTGAGTTCCATCATTCTAATAACTCGTTTTCTTTGGTTTCCTTACGTCCGGAAAGTTAGGGCAAAAAAAAAGCCCCGTGAGGGGCTTGTTTATTACGCGATATAATTTTAGAATCCAATGAAGTGAGGGTTTCTCTTTTTCATTTCTAAGCGAAACTCCTTCTCTGTTACTCCTTTCATTTGCTCAGTCCATGTATAATCGTTTTTGCCATTGGCGGTAATGACTTTTACATCTAAAATGAACCAGTCCGCAAATCGTGTTAATTTTAATTCCATGTTTTCCGTTTGTTTGATGTCTCAAAGATACGCAATTCTTTTCTTTATCTCCAAATTTATTTTGCTTTATTTCGTGCTTTTTTTCTTAATCCCTTTATTCACAGGGGTTTACGGATGAAAGTTTTTTTTCTATCCGATAGCATAAGAGCCGAAGTTCGGGTTCGTTTGGTTGAATGTGATCGCGTACCTCATCGCGTCGATTGCGTGGTTGAAGTTGTCGACGGGTTCATTGAGTTGCTTGCCGTTCTTGTCTTCCTTCCATTTGTAATTGCGTAGCTCGCGGATAAGGTTCACACTCCGAGCCGTGACAAGAAGCGGTCGCGAATGGAGGAACTGGATTCCATTTTTAACCGAATCTCTTCCCTTTCTTGCTCCGTGAGTATTGAATCCGTGCGCGTGTATCTCGTCGATGCTCTTTGGCTCAGCGGAGTCACAGATAACAACATCCGATCGATTGACTTCGTTATCTCGGAGCACTTTTGATATATCCGAATTAGTGAGTCTTGTCGCGTAGCAGAGTTCGTCGACTGCGAATCCGTGCCCGTCTGTATAGACTCGAACGATGGCGGTTGGGTCGTTCGTATATCCGAAGTCGAGTCCGATGTTGAGGAGCTTGTATTCATTTGGGATTTGGTTTATTTCTGTCCAGTGGGTGAAGATGGTGGATTGTGCGGTGCCTCGTTCTCCGAGACCATATACTTTCCAAAAGTTCTCGTCTGCTGTTTTAAACCGCTCAATTTCCATGACCACACTTTCAGGGAGGAACGGGTTGTCTTTGTACGTCGTGCGGAAGAACTCTGCATCTTCTCGTGGGATGACTTCTTCATATATCCAATGGAATTCGTCGGAGGGGTTATAATCTAAAAGGACCCTCCCCGTGGTTCGGAGGAGGAGTTGCCGCCAATCTTCGAGATTGATCTCGTTGGCTTCGTTGATGAAGAGAACGTCTCGCTTTCGTCCTCTTACCTTTTGCGGTTGGTCGATGCTAATAAACTCAACCATGTTGCCCCAGAGTTGATACGTTGCATCGCTCTTGTTGTGGAGGTCGGGGTTGTATATCTCTTCGTTGTTGAGTATCTCGAAGAAGTCCCGCATCGCGGTGGCACGAAGTGCGGGGAATGTCTTTCGGCATATCGTAATAACGAGACCCGAGTTCTTGTGGCAAAGCTCAATGAGTGCCGTCAGGATGGAGTACGTCTTACCAGATCGTGTTCCGCCTTGGTGAACTTGAATCTTCGACTTGCATTCTTTGACGTGATAATATGTCGCAGGGAGTTTACTCATCGAGCCATGAGAGCGGCTTCTTCTCGGTGACCTCTATCTCTTGCCGTTCGATATATCCGCGCTTCTTGCCTTTGGTCTTGAGGAAGAATATCGTCGCGGCTGGGTTGCCGTCCTTCACGAGTTTATAGAGGTGTGATTCTGCGAAGTCAAGAACGCTGTCTTGAATAGATGAGACCGCGCTCTTATATTCCTCGTCTGCCTTCAGCCATGCGTAATGAGTCTGTCTTGAGATATCAACCATCTTGCAAGCCGTTGAGACGATACCGAGTGACTTCTCGAGAGCCTCGAGCATTGCCGCTTTTTTAGTGTCAGTTCTGTCAAGTTGTAGTGCTTCCATTATTTACCGCATAATTCGCATTTGACTTTCTCTTCTTTCTCTTCGGGTTCCTCTTGGGGATCCCATACGTTGAGCATCCATTCATTCAATTCGGTTGCATCCCATTCGTTGGCGAGCATATCCATGTCGTGTTCTCCTGCATTGGTGTTGTCCTTTATTGTAAACTCTCGGTCTTTGACTTCGCCCCATGTAGCGATATAGACGGGAGCCTCTTTGAGTCCCGCTGCTTTGCAAGCTTTGAATCTCATGTTCCCTCCGATTATAACCATGTCGGGGTTGACAACGATGGGTCTTGCTTGGAGCATCTCGGGGAACTCTCGAATGGATTGAACGAGCTTGTCGAACCTCTCCTCTTTAATCGTCCTCGGATTCCGGGGATTCTCCCTTATCGCTGAGAGTTTCATTTGCTTGTTCCAAGACGGCTTCGAGGGTGTATCGGAATTCATCGTTATGGACGGCTAAGGTTAGAAGTAAAGTTGCTGGGTCGTCGCCTGCATGGAGTCGAATTGCTTTATCGTTCTCCGTGATGAGAAGGAAGTTCTTCGCATGGAGGAGGGCTTTTCTTGCGTTTCTCATAGTCTTGTATTGCTTCAAATATACGATAAGCCACTTGGGGGACTATCGCGTTTCCGTATGCTTTGATTGATTCTCTTCGCCACTTTGGAAAGGTAATGCCGTCCAGTTCTTTGGGAAGCCCATCATCCAACCCGGAAACAATGGGTTCACTTTCCCACGAAACCCCAACCGATGCAGATGTTCCGGCAAAGACCCTGCGCTTCTGTGGTATCTCTTGAAGTACATGGGAGAAGAAAGATTCTCCCTCATTGAGTCGGATGCTGTTGGGGTAAGCAACCAAGTAGCACCTGGAACGGTGGTGGCAAGCACCGATTTCGCTCGCTCGTGTAACTCTCCACTCTGCATTGTACCCCATTCCATCCAATTCACCGAGGATTGTTCTCCAATCTCGTCCATTGTTGGTTCTGAGAATATTCGATACGTTTTCGGCGACGACGTATTTGGGTTGTATTTCTTTGATGGCGCGAACCATTTCCGTCCATAACCCTGTCCTGTCGCCTTCAAGTCCTTTTTGTCCTTTTCCGTCTTGTTTGGCAATGCTTGCATCTTGGCAAGGGAATCCTCCGCTGAGAACATCAATTCGTCCTCGATATTCAGTTGCGTTGAAGTCTTTGATGTCTTCATATTGTTTGGCGTTGGGAAAATGGTACTTGAGGACTTTGCGAGGGAATTCTTCCCACTCGCAGTTGAAGAGGTTTGTAAATCCCGACCATTCAGCCGCGAGGTCAAAACCTCCGATTCCTGAGAAAAGAGATCCATGAGTCATGGGTGAAAGATTCTACCCTCAACATCTCTTGCAACGTTCTCGAGATTGTCTTTGTCGTATGCCGTCATGGGGAGAAGACGTTTCACGAGGAACGGGTCTCCGCTAAATCGTCGCTCTTCGAATTTTTCTTTTTGGTCTTGCTTGAGGAATTGACGGATGTTCTCCGCTATGATTTCCCGTTCTGTTGTGGTGTAGCTCATTCTGTTTCGTTTATTAGTTTCTGAAGCTCTGAAAGCATTCGACGGTTGCACGAGGAACATTGACTCGCTTGGGTGTTCGTCCCGGTCACCTTCGAATATAGCTTCGCAAGCTGTCCGTTTGTTCTGAATTGGTTGTCTGTTTTTAGAAAGGTCTTGATTGCGTCGATGTCTGCTTGTTTGATAACTGCCTCCCATTTACCGAGAGGACACGAGGCAACCTTAAGCCGTGTCTTGGTGGGCATATGGCATCCGCACAACTCCGAGTCGGTGAAGGCTTCTGTCACGAGGTCTCCGCAACTCTTCGTCGATTCAACGAAGTGCTCGCACCCTTTGCAGATATTAAGTCGATCAGTCCTCTTTTGTGCCGTTACGAAGAACATCTTTCAGGATTTTTCGGGTGATGTGTAGTGAGCGATAAAGGGTCGATTCTC